TGTGAGCAAATGAGTGTCACGTCGTCTTCCTCCGATCGCAAACGGAGGCAGAAGGCACGAAAGAAGCTCCCACCTAAGGTTGAACAACAACCTTCCTGTGCCACCCCTAGTGTGGCACCTCAGACTGGCTGCCTTTCGGACGAGCCACCACCTCCTACGCTGGAAAATTTCCAAACACGGGAATTGTACTCCAGCAGGGTCAGGTGGTGGTCTGTCTTGAAGGGGGCAGAGTGCCTCGTCTCGCCACTTATGCGGCGTGATCACGAGGCACCATACGCATTCGGGTATCGTTCTTTTAGATATGTCACTATCAATCGTGGCTCATGGGATTCTCTCTTAGAGAAATGCGTGGGTATGCGAACTGTTAGTGACCATTCCATAGACAGTATCCGTTACAACGCCATGAGTCTTGGTCTTGAGGTTGAGGTCCTTCCTCGCCTCATGCTGCAGCATTTGCAACTGCAGCGTGTCCAGGACAACGTGTTAGGGGGTTCTGGGAGTCACATACTTAGTGGCTCTTTAAACTTCCTGGCCCCTGTATCAGGCATACTGGTTGGTTCCGCCAGCCTTACGCAAATTCTCAGTACAGCTGTGATTTTGCCCCCAACAATTTGTTTAGGGGGTGCAACCGCCGCTCGCAAGCTGTTGTCGATACTGGTGAACTCCCCGTCTACGAGGGTTCCAGGCGGAGGTACCATGTGCCTCCGGGACTTTATCGCACCATCTTTGGTCCTGGGTTTGCTCATGCAGGGGCAGTATATGCCACAAATCGTCACAATGTGGCAGGAGCGTGCCACCGTTTGTTCCATGACAAGGTTGATGTTCACGCACTACATCGTAGGCAGATTTCAGTCTGCTCGAGCCCGTTTGCACGCGGCTTCGAGTCGGGTTTTCGGAGACGATTGCTCCAATTAACCCTAAATCTCCCCTCTCATGGGGAGTCGGTTCGGCGCGCCGCTAACGCGCCGCACCCAAAACTGCGACCTAGGAAAGTCGCGTTGCTCTTTCTTGAAGCTCTCTCCGTTGTTGATTCAAAATCCTGCGACTTCATGTTCAAGCCTGTGAAGTTGAACATGAAGCCGCATGAGTGGGGGAAGTATAAGAAGAACGGTCGCATTGTTTGCGACCTTGGGACCCCTGCGAGTCTGCTGGGTGGTTATTACATCTCTCTTATGAAAGATGTTATGGAGTCTTGGGAAATTAAGTGCGCTCGTGGCGTACTTAAATACATCAAGAGTCCTGACCGGGACCAGCTTCGTCAGGTTTTTAGAAGGATGTTGTCAGGGGATATTTTTATTTATTCCTCTGACGACAGTACACTTTCTATCATGACTTCTGATGGGCCTTTGCACATCAATATAGACATGGTGTCGTGTGACGTCTCCACTGGACCAGCGATGTTCCAGTGGCTGGCACATATTGTGCCAGAGAGGGATGCTTGGTTGTTAAAATTATTGATCAAGCAATGCTCGTCACGTTGCACGTTGGGGTCGGGCCCCAGGAAGTGTTCCTTTGAACCGGAGTGGTATTACGAATACTCTGGCACCACTCTCACCACAGTACTCAACAATCTTGGCTCGCTCTCAATTGGTGCGCAGATTCTCAATGCTGTTC